AAAGCATTTTTTCTGATCGCCCCGTCTTCGTCTTTAGCGAATACCGCATAGTCGGAAACGTCCGGGTTAAGGTCGTTGATGCTGTACTCACCCGATGATCCAGTAAAGGTTTGTTTAACCAGTTCGTTCGTGGTCCTGTCAATCACCGCAACCAGGGTGTTAACCTTTGGTGAACCATCCTCAGAAACAATACCTGTAATGACTCCGCTTCCGTTGCTATGTGGCATGTTAACCTCGATTAAAGTTTAAAGATTTTGTTAGTGCCGTTATCCCAGGTGACGATAATATCGCCGCCGTTTGGGGTAATAGGTAAGCCTGGTGCCGTATCGATATACGCGATCAATGAGCTAGTTGCAGGATCACCACTATCGATGTACAACACGATCGCTTCGCATGAAACACCTGAAACCGCTGTAAACGTAATGTCATTAGCGTCACAAGCACCGTCAACTGAAGTTTTACCTGCTAATGATGCTGAAGTGGCAATACGCGCACCCGCAGCAATGCTAGATAAGAACTCGTGAGTAAGGTTTAAAGTGTATGCACCTACGTCAACCAGGACGGCTTTAACGTCTGCCGTATTCCAGTTGATTGCACCCTGGGCGAATTTTTCAGCACCCTTGTTGTATAAGTTATTTGCCATTTGAATACTCCAAAAAGTTGATTAAGAAATGTCTTTTACTACTGAAACAATGTCGTACTTGCTATCGGTGTTGTCGTACATGAAACCTACCTTGTCTCTAACACCGGCACCCAACGTCGGTACATAAACATTCACGATGCTGTTATATCTAACATTTGCCGGTAAGTTAACTGGATTGCCGCCGATCAAAGTTAAAATGCAACCCTGGCCGTCGAATCCGCCGGTAAACGTTAAATTGATTTCTGCAACTGACGTGATACGAATTTCGTCATATAGCGACCAATTGCAGGTTATGTCCCCTGAAGCACCGAGAACACTTAATACCCGTTTAGCTACCAGGTTACTCAAGTCGGCCTTAGCAACCGCTTCGTCCGGGTAAATCGCAGTAGGTAAACCGCGAATCCGTCCGCCGATCATGGTTAAGTCACCAAACATTTTCATGGTTACTTGCTCACGGTCACACGGAAAGCGTCAACACCTGGCGCAATAGCACCGAACTTCAGCGTTACCGTATTCAGGCTAGTAGCTTCGTTATCAGCCATGACTTGATCGTAAGGCGCGGTTGCCCGGCGAACGGTCACATGCAAATCGCGGGTATTCAGTCCGTGAGTGATCTCGATGTTCACATTCGTACCGTCACCGACTAGCTGCGAGTATTGACCCATAGCTAAAACCTTCAGGGCCAGGTCCGCGACGGTTAATTTCTTATTACCTCCCGCCTGGACGATCTCAAGTAGTTCGGCCCCGGTTAATGCGTCTGCCGCTAGAAAATCTGTTATTTTTGCAACTGCCATGCTTTACCCCTTACTGTGTAATTCTGAATTTACCGTCTTCGGTAATGCGATCTTTACCGTCCTCGGTGATTCGATATGCAACCGGTTTGATATAACGAAGTGTCGATACGTGTTTTTGTAGGCTAGTTAAGCCGTCACGCTGACTTTCTAGCTCAATGCGTATGTTGTAATCACCGAACGGTAAAGTCGGCGTATAGGTCAACACTGTGAGTCCTGTCATGTTTAACAACACTGAATTGTCGAACGTGTTGTAGATTCTCAGGTTGTAAGTCACACCTGGTTCACTGGTGATCGACCCCTGTGTTGTGTCAACCAAATCAACTGTTTGTTGTAATCGATTGCGCGAAACCCAGGTCAAAGTTAATGTATCGACCACTTCCGTTTGTTGGTATGCACCATTGATCTGAAATTTACCAGGCGGGTAGGGGCGGGTAGCGCGATTCTGCATGGTTAACGCTATTGCGGTTGCAGAACTCAGCGGTAATTCGCCCAGGCTATTAGTAGGGGTCGGTTTGTAGTAAACAATCTCACCGCTAACACGTTCAGTAGAGTCAACACCTGCAACCGGCGGTACGAAATAAACTCTTACACCTGCAGCATGAGTTGTAGGGACCGTATCTAAACAACCTCTACGGATAACCACGGAACCTGTATCAGCATTCACACTTGTTAACGCAACAATCTCGTTCTCGATGTAAGCGTAAGAATCCTCATACAGTGCTTGATCCAGGTCGTAGAAATTGGATAACTGGATCATGGTGTCGGTTAAACCAACGGCATTGGTCAACGTACCAGTAGGGCAGAATTGACCCTCTGAAATCTTAGTATAAGTACCTCCCGCTGAAGCTGCAGCATTCACGCCGAAATCGAACGCCGGGACCGAGTTACCACGGCAAGCTAAAACATAACCAAACGCGAACCCTGGTTGAAACGCATTAAAGTCAGCAGTTGATGTGCTAATTATCAGTTCCCAGTACGGAATCTCAAATGCTACTGCAGCTTGTACCGGTGCCGGTTCCATCATGGTATCTACCCACAATGTTTCGCCACCTGCAGCGTATGACTGATCGGCCAGGCCGAATATGTCCTCAACAAGTTCAACCGAGATTTCACCGTTTACGAGTGTACCTTTATTGATATTCACGATCCTGAATGCAGCAGCAGGTAGGTCTAATTCGTCCCAGGTTAACGATACAACGTCCCCGATCTCTTTATCCCACAATACGCGATTCGTTGTCAGTGATACCTTAGCTAAAGGCATTGCCGTTGAATTCAGATCACGTTGAGCAACTCTAGCCGCCAGGTCCGCAGTACGAATACCAGGGTAATTACGGGACGATGAAATCACCGCACCTTGTATGCGAATACTGGCCAGGTCTTGAACAGCAATCGATCTTTCGTTTTCGTCACGATCCAGGTATGAAACTACAATCTCGTTCGCAAAATCACCGTAAGTAGCACGTTGAAACGATTTGAATTCAATCACGTTACTAGGATTTAGATTAGTCAGATCACCGATTACATAGTCGTCACGGATCAGCTTCAATACGAATTTACCTGTTCGCAGGTCCAAACGTAATACGCCGCTGATATGTTCGAGTATGGTTTTAATGAAATCGTTAATACTAGACTGTTCGGACCACTGGATAGATAAGCCGAAACCTTCGTCAAATAACGTCTGCGCACATGCTGTAAAGCTAACTTCGTCAACGTCGCTAGTGTTGTAACCCATACCCCAGTTCGGATCGGTTAAACACTGGTAAATGATATGTGCCGGGTTAGTGTCGTAGGTGTTGATCGTAGCCCTAGTTGGATTCCAGGCAACACCTCGTCCCCATCCCTGTAGAATGCGGGTTACACGTACCCAGGGTGACTTAAAGTACGGGTTATTTGATGACCACTGAAATGATTTAAATACCAGGCTAAGAATGCCTATATAACCTGGTGATAGTGGGCCTTGTTTAGCCTGTAGGTATGTATTCGGTTGCTGAGTAGTGTCACCCATCATCACGTCTACGTTACCAACTACGCCACCTTCTCTACCGTCACCGCCGAATAATTTTGGTTGATTGATCGTGAATGTACCATTGCCGGTAACCGATCCTGACCATGCTGATTTTTCACCGATAATTACTTCGCTGATCTTATCTACCGGCCCATGACATACCCCAAGCTGTACGCCCATTTTGTATTTGTAGCCGGTCTTGACCTTTTTCTTTTTAATACTCATGGGTTACCTTCAGATTCAACGCGCCTTTTTGCCTCAGCTATTAGACGATTGACCATATCATCATCACCAATAGACTCTAATATATCAGAATCAATGCCTTGTTGTAAAAACAATTCCCAGTTGATTTTATGTTCTAAACAAAAAGCCCGCGCACCACGGTTGCAATACCTCAGTGTGCGCATATCTTGATGTTTTACGATAACCATTATTTTTTCTTACCTTTCTGATAAATCGGCACCGTACTTGCGTCGCCGTACCAAATAACGTTCGACTGTTTGATAATGCACGTGCCGAAAACCACGGTAATATTGTCACCTTCTTTTGCCGTAGGTACGTCCAGTTGTCCGGCAATAGGACCCTTCGGTTTAGGTTGCGTTAACGCCTGTAGCGCATAAGAAATAACGAGTGATACGAAAGCTTGTAGTAAAAAAGGCATTTTGTTAACCTATAAGTTAAAAAATTGAAGTTCCGCCAAACGGGTTCTTTTTAGGAATAAACGGAGTACCACCGAACCGTATAATATTGCCAAACTTATTCTGACAAGTGCTTAACAAGTGGTCGCAACCAGGGTAAACCTCGATCATTGAGCCGACTGTTATGTTAGGGATTATCGAAACCAATGTTACCGCCCCTGTAGCTTGAACTGACGATTTAACCGCGCGATATTCAGCGAGGCCGGTATTAGGATTGATCCACTTCACATATCCACCCGCGAAGTAGTTATCAACATACGCTGTAGCCTGGGCGGATATAAACGTAGTCCCGGCCAGGCTACCGATCATCATTTCACTGACATAGTTAGAATGATCTTTACCGCAACCGGCACTATAAACGTCATAGGTGCAAGTGGTAGAAAATCTGCGACGTAAACCGTTACGCTGCAATGATGTAAAAACACTTTCAGTTGTAATTATGAAATGAGGCGGCACAAACTCAACGTTTACGATCCGACCCTTCCACATGGTTATGAATTCGTTATCCAGGTAATGTTCGCCCATTAATGTTACGCTCACCACGTTAGACGGGGCCGACACCTTATACAAATCTGCAATCGGGCAATCCTGGGGTAGCGTAATTGTCATTGACGACTTAGACGAGTCAGAAGAGTTTTCTAAGTCTGATCGCTGCATAGGCATTGGTACATAAGTCGCTCCGCCGTAGTCCCTGGGTGTGTCACCGGACGTATAGAACCAATCGACGTTTGAATATGACAAGCGTAGTAGTTCAATCGGTTTTCCGCCGTCTACGCTGTTTTCTAATGTTGAGTAGGTCATAATTTCACCGTTGTAAATGTTATTGTCGGATCAGCGATTGATTCTGTACGCCACGGTATTTCAACTTTGTCTGAGGCCATTCTGCAGCGTAGCAGTATGTGTACCGTCTTCACATTTGATGGATCAATTTGAATCGGGAAAACCGCATCTAGCGCGAGTTGTGTACCTTGTGTCACGATTGCCATACCGGTTATTTTTCGATAATACACTTCACCTGTATGTAAGGTAATCATAATGCGATCGCGCGAAGTGTTTACACCAACCAGTTTGTAGAATTCAGTGCCACCGATAAACAACGCCAGTGCTCCGGCCGGTGTTACGTCAACCACTTTAAAATCGTTGTGCCAGGACGGAATCCAACACGTTTTAAGCTGACCCTGTAGACGTTGTATCAATTTTCTAAAGCCCATAATCTCAGCTTTGTTTTTAAGCAGCCAACCGAACGGGCGGGTTATGCGAGTCGTGTCATGCTTATCAATATGTCTGCGTACACCTACCGTAAAGTCAACCGTATAAAACTCACGTAGGAATTCGTTATCCAAACCGTTTTTCCAGTTCGGTTGCTTAGTTATAACCTCAAGTCCGTCGTAAGTGAAGGGTGCCGCAGCTACCGGTAAATTGTTAGGCGTTATATCCGGGTTCGTGCTGAATGCCGCCTGGCCGGTGATTACTGTGTCGGTATGGCGCATTAACGAGATTGAAGTAGGTAAGTGGCCAACTACGATCGGATAAACCATGCTGCCGATGTGCCAGGTCTTTTGTAGTGGGAAACTAATATTAACCTGGGACTCGGTAAAACTACTTATGGTTACAGCTTCGTAATTATCATAGCCGTTATAAAGCAGGGCCATAGTGCCGTTCTCAAATCCGATATTAGTCGTATCAAGTTTGATGGTCATTTCACCAATTGCGGCGGTATCAGTTAATTGACCACGATCCATCCAAACCGGTACTGCAAAGTCGCGTGATTGCCAACCGATCAGCATGTTTTCAAGCAATTTAGCCGCATCGTTTTTAACTAGGAACTTGTACTCGAACCCACGTCTAGGTTTGTTTCTAAGCTTACGACGTTGCTCAGAATCGTCGTATGATTTTAGAACGTTTGTTTTCCACTCAAGCGTTTCAGTAACCGCACTTTCCCAGTTCGGTTTAAACGGGAAAACGATCAAACGTTGGCCGGTAATATCCAGTTGCGCAACATCACCTGAAGCAAATACAAACTGGTACGAAGCGTTAATTACGTTCGGACCTTCGGTAAAGGCTGTTAACGTGTAGGTCTTCTCAGCGAGTGGCGCAAAGTCGCTAGGCATGGTTGAGAAGTCGGTAACAGCTAAACCTAAAGCACCGTTTGAATTCACCTCGTTTAAGGTTTTTGCATCGATGTGCGCATTCCACAATACGAACGGCTTTTGCGTAACGTTAACCAGGTTACCCAGGTCAATAGTTTTAGGGACGATATGAACACGATTATAGTAGTCATAGAAAAACCCGCCCGCCAATGCACCCGACTTAATATTAGGTGTCGTACTAACTGGTAAATTGTTTTGAACAGTTCCGAACGTTACCAGGGGGCCTAAAGTTTCACCCGGTAACGTAACCCATTCGTAATCAGCTAAGTCCGTCGTTAAGTGCGGATTTAGTATGTGATATAAAGCCTCTTTTGCAAAAAAACCAGTTAGTACGGTCATTATTAAACCTCGTATTTAATTGCAAAACCTAATGTGCCGGTGTGAGTCTTACCACCGTTTCTAGCAACCACGTCGCGTTTATAGCAAGGGAAAACCATCCATTGATCCATACCCAGGGTAATGATCTGACGTTCTTCGTAATTATCGATACGCAAATGACGCGCATTAGTTAGTTCGGCAACCAGGGAAACGCGATTTGACGGTCTATTTTTAAACGCACGAATGGGGATCAATACGCCCTCACTATTCCATGACGACGGTGTTAATTGAATGTCCGGCCAGGCGGAATATAAACCTGGGTTACTGTAGTCGTTTTCACTCGTACCGTATGGCTTACCTGAAAGCATCCACCAACCTTCGCCGTCTAAGCCTGAATCAACGAAATAGCTACGTCCGCAACTGTAGTTATAGTAAAAATAGTAGTTTCTGAATGCGGGTGATCCGAATATTACCGGGCAATGTGCGGCACCATTACCGAAGGCTAAAGTGCCGTAAGTGGATAAGTTCACATCAAGTGGCCACGATACGCCGCCGCCGTAATTCAAGTTTGGTGTTGAGTCACCCCTGAAACCTGCTACCCAGTTACCGGAGCCTGGTAAACCCTGGATTGAAGACTTGCCGAAGCAGAACCATTGATATATGTTTACCGCGTAGTTGATAACGCAATAAACCTCTTCATCAAATATAAACAAATGATATGTCGCCGGAAATTCAATCTCATAGGTAGGTTCACCCGCAATGTTTACAAGTAATCCTATACCTACAACATTAGGTGCGTCGCCGCTAGTTAAACTGCGTCGTCCGGTTACGAATAACTCTTTAGTAGTCATTGTCAGTTTGTTGAACATTGACCCCTTATGCAACACCTCATTTGTTGCATTCCAGGTCCAACCTGCCGCGACGCAAGCGTTTATAACCGTTGAACGAATGTCGCTAATAGTATTTACTACACCAGTTGAATATGACATTTAATCTAACCTCATTGCAATATAGTCGGAGTGACCTGTTCTAAATGAATCCTGGATAACCACGTAAGTTTTACCGTCGATAACCAGGGTGTTTTCAACTGCATTGTTAAAACCGGATATGTAGCTAACACCGTCAAAAACGCCGTACAGTTGATTTAAGTTGTTATGCAACTGAATTGGAAATAAGTAATAGTTACCTTCAGTGTCGCGCATATTGGTCGTAGTGTCGTTCGCACCGCTGCCGGTCAATCTACCGTTACCCCACGGGGTAGTAAATGCCTGTAACCATGCGTCGGTATTTCGTAAACCGATTGAAGGTACGTTACCTCTAAATCCGAACGTATGTGTTGAAGTGGTATCGCTGAATCGTGTTGCCGGAGCACCACCAAGCATACCTACGCAAGCAACCGGGTAAGGGTACTGACTAGGGCGGGAGTAGGGGAAAACCTTACCGACGTAAGCCATTTCGTAAACGGGTGTACCAACTTTCATGGCCAGGACGATACGTTGCGCATTCAGTGTCAACCAGTAATCGATACGGTTGTTATGTGCCGGTACGCCGGATAGCTTCGCCCCAGGTTGAGTGTCGAACGTATTTGACGGGACGTAACCGGTGAATACAGCCGCTACCAGGTTGTAATAGTCGGCCGTGGAGTTTTGATAGGTTCTGAAACCAACGTAAATCTGCTCAGTTCCGGTTAACCCTTTACCACGCATGATTAACTCACGATTCGCACTAACATCGTCATAGCGTAGGATTTCCCACTCTTCACCCGCGATTGACGCTAATCCCTGGGTTACTGGGACCTGAAACTGATCGTCAACAATGAAATCTGTAGCACCGTCTGAGATCGTAAACTTGATCTTACCGTTGTCATACGGAATACCGACTGTGGCGTTACTCATAGCCCCACTTACTGAACCTACCACTGAGAACGTACCGCCACCTTCAACGACACCTGTACACGTGATTGACCATGTTTCGGTTACCGAGTTAGCTGCCGACTCAATAGCGGAAATCGCCCCATCACCGGTTCCGGTATATGAAACTGATCCGATTCTACCGAAGCCGCCGCATAGTAAGCGTATCTCGGCAAGCATGTTGTAATGAGCTAATACCCCATTACTGTTATCTACAAAACTGACTTTATTCGTCATTGTTATGATCCCAAAATAGTTTTTAAGTTAGTGCGGTTGGCCCGCATGAAATTGAATATGGCTTTCTGACCCTCTTGTGAAGACAAACCTTCGCTAACCATTGAGCCTGAATCGATTGCGTTAATGATCTTAATGTCCTGTTTCATCGGTGTAGGTGCGGCACCTCTTGAAGCACCACCGTTAAGAACATTGCGCGGATCAGATTTTTTCAACACTTCCTCATTCTTTTCGAGAATTGCCGGGTACTCGTTCGGGGCCAAACCTGCAATACCGCCGGTGTGATAGCGTGGTGCGCCCACGAACATAGTTGGATCAACGCTACGTGTTCTGCTTGATGTGCCGTTAACAACGCCGCCGTCATGCTTAACCATACCGTTTAATGCACCAACCACGGTCCCTAAGAATCCGCCGCTACCACCGCCCATTTTTTGAATAGCATTGAGTAGTTGTTGCTTGATAATCATTAGGGCGATTTGACGCAGGAAATCGGCAGCGAAGTTAAGAAATGCGTTACGTGCACCCTCAATAGCGTCACCCCAGGATTGAGCACCAACTATGGCATCACCGATCCCTTTAGCGGTTGTATCTAACGCAGTTGTAGCACCATCACGCAGCATTTCAGTCACATTGGTTACGGTAAACAGTTCAGTGCGTAAATCCCTGGCACTAGCTACCGCTTGAGCTAAATTGGCTGTAAATTCTGCCACGCGCTCAGGTGCGAAACCTGCCTGGATAGCACTTGCAAAAACCGCTGAATCCGCTGCAACTGCTTCGATCTTAGGTTGAATCTCGTCGATGATCTCTTTAGTTTTTACGCGAATCTGCTCGTCCGTAAGTAGCCCGGCTTTAGCTTCAATGTTTAAAGTCTGAATACGTGCTGTACGTTCGGCCAGTAGATCATTGATAGCTTTCTCACGAGTAGCCATGCCGTCTAAGTAGAATTGACGTGTCTCAAGGTTTTTAAGCTCGGCAGTAGCGTTATCCAGGCGGGCGTTAAGATCGTCAGCCGGTTTAGTCGGTTCGTTACGGTCGGCTAAGAACTTTCTGAACTCTTCGATCTGACGGTATCTGTCTTTTTGAGCGTTAGTGATCGCGTCCAGGCGGGCCTTCAGGCTTTGTTTTTCCTTCTTACCTGCCTGAGACTCAATCGATTCAATCGCTGACTCAAGTGCTTCTTTTTCTCTAATCAGTTCTTCATTGTATTTCTTAGTCTCAAGTACCTTTAATTGCTCTTTATCAGCATTAAGACGATCTGAAAACTCAGCAGCTTTCTTACCGTTACCGAGTTTAGCTAGTTCGGCAATTTTGTCTTCGAGGTTGGTGTACGCTTTATCGATCGCGGCCAGGCGTTCATCCAGGGTTACAGCAACCTTTTTGTCCAGGCCGTCTTCTACGGTGTTGAGTGAGCCGTTAATCTGATCGATCAGCGAGTTGATCTTAGTTTGAACCTTAGCCAACTCTTCAGCAGTAGGACCTTTCTTACCGTTTGGACCCTTAGTGTTGGTTCCGTCAGAAACGGTTGCCTTAGCGGTAGACGGTTTAGCTTGCTCAATGGTCCCCTGGTTGCGTATGGCTAGTTCGTCAAACGCCAACTGAGTTTCACGAGTAATGTTCTCGATCTCAGATTTAAGTTCAGCCTTAGCTGCTTCGGTAGACTTAGTATCAACCTTAATAGCGACCTTCAGGAATGCGGATTTATCACCCAGGGATTTTGCCAGGTCTTTAGCACCAACCAGTTCAGCAGCCTTAGCGAACAGGCCGATAACGTCAGATAAGAACGACTTAGCCTTATTGATTACTAGCAGAAAAGCGTAAGAAATTTCGTCACCGAACGTTAAGGCAGCGATCTTAGTTCCGGTAGTAACGTATGCGAAGAATTTTCTAAAAATATCCACCAGGACGAACATATACCCGGCAACTTTATCGTTCTTATCAAACTGATCTTGTAGGAAAAAATAACCCTGTACTGCCAGGCCCAAAATACCTAAACCGGCTGCAAAGTTACGACTTGCTGTATTAGCACTATTGATCTGTTTAGTTAAACTAATTAGATTAGCAACCACGCCAACTGCAATTTTACCCGCGTACATTACCGCTATGCTTGCACCTAGCTTTAATATTATATCGAGGTGATCGAGTAAGAATATTAATGAATTGGTTAATGCCGTAAACACTTTGGATAAACTCTTAGCGAAATCCTCACCGTCTTTACTCTTAAAGAATTCGGTCAATTTAGTGACGAACTCTGAAAATGCCTCGGTGAAACCTGAGTCAGCAACCAGGAGTTTGAAGTCAAATATTGCCGTGTTTAAACGGTCCTGTTCGGCCGTAAGAGACTTAGTTGCTGCAGGTAATTGACTAGCAACTGTTTCACGGTATTTCTCAGCGATCTTAATTAATTGGTCACTGGTAATAAGGCCGTCCTTCATAGCCTTATTCAAATCAGGAAATTCGTCTTTTAAAGCCTGGGCCGCAACCTGGAATGCACCGAATAAACGGTCACCTAATTGGCCGCGCAACTCTTCAGCCTGGATCGTACCTTTAGACAACACCTGTTCAAGTGCTTTAAAAACACCATCCATGTTATCTTTAGTCAACCCGGCAACACGACCTACCTCAGAAAATGATTCAAAGATTACGCGCAATTCATTTTTTGATCGTCCGGCCAATGTACCTGAAGCCAGGAATTTAGCGTAACCCTTAGCGACCACTTCAAATTCAATACCTAAACGTTCGGCCTGACCTTGCGCGTATTTGTACTCTTCAGCGATCGCACGAGTATCATTACCTACTGAGATAGCTAGTTGGTTCTGAATTTGTTGACGGGCGTTATAAGCATCAATGATCTTACCGCCGTTGTTAATTACACCGTAGAAGCCGATATACGCCGTGGTAGCTGCTAACAGTTCACCCTTAATACGTTGGAGCAGGGATAGGGTAGTCCTACCGCTGTTTTGAAACATACTAATGCTATTACCACCGTTTTTAACGGCATCATTGTAAGCCTTATGCTTATCAGTCAACGTTTGTAAAGCGGTTACCGCATTCTTAGCAGCCTGAGTTAATTTACCCTGAGTACCGGCCAGGTCGTTTGTTGATAACCCGGCGGCCCGCATACTATCGCGCAATGATCGAGTTGCGTTAACTTGATTTTTAAAACCCTGGGCCGCGCTATCTAAACGTGATCTAGCTTGAGCTAAACCGCTTAATAGTTGCTCAGTGTCACCTTTACCTGAGCGAATGGACTCAGCGTATTGTAGGACCTCACGGCGGGCATTTGCGAACTCAGTACGTGCCGCACGTAAAGCTACAACTTGACGTTGGTAGTCATCCACCAGGGACGCTTTACCCTGGATAGCTTTTTGAATGTTAGATAATGCCGTGAGATTCTCAGTGTAATCGACCACTTCACCACTGGTTTTATCGATCACCGCACCTAAAGTTTTAATTTCACTTTCGATACCTTGCAATGTTGACCGAACCTGTTTAGCAGGATCAATAATCCCACGGATCGTATCACCCAGTTTTGGACCTGGAGCGTTTAAAGAATTTAAAGCTGATCCTAAAGTGCTATAGCCGCGGGCCGCTGCAACTGCGTCATCTGCAGCTTTTCGTAACGTTTGGTTAGCTGCGAACTGTTTTTGTGCTGAATCGGCCTTATTTAACGCTTGCTCCCAAAAGTTGACATACTCGGACGCACGTACAAGCTTCGCAGCCTCTTGAGCTTGCTTGTTGAATGCTTCGGTATCAGCTAGTTCTTTTTGTGCGGTTCTAGCGGCCTTTAAATCGGTCGAAAATTCCGAAATTGCTTTTTGACTTTTGTTAATCGCTAAACCGAGTGTCGCAGCGGAATTTTTTAACTTGTCTTCAGCAGCGGCCAGGTTGTTTACATCGATACCTGATTGCTCCAACACACGTGACAAGTCTTGTTGCTGTTCTTTTTGTTTAGCTACGGCTTTTTCAGCACGTTCGGTAGCTGCAGCATAACGCGCTAAACGTTCACCCTGGGCCTCGGTAGTTTTACCTGCAGCATCCAGTTTTGCTTTGAAATCTAAATGAGTTTTTGTAGACTTTTCTAACTTCGCAGTAGACGACTCTACTTGATCCGCTAGTTTTTTGAATTGTGCAATTAATCGATCTTGACCAATTAATTTGTCTTGAGCTTGCTGTAAAGCGAGTAGGGTAGCTTTAAGTTCATCGAGTGAGACTTCACCCCGTTTAGCTGCGTCAGCCTGGGAGGTGATAGCCTTCTCTAAGTCGGAAATAGATTTAGTTAATGCGGGTAGATTATTTTGACCCTGTACCGCGGCCTTAATAATTAAATCTATTTCTCTACGATTATCCGACATTGCCTACCCTCGCTAATAGTTTCCCAAACTCTTTATCACCCGTCAGAACCGAGGTGATCGCGGCCTGTAGTAATATCGCCTCTTGTTGAATACGGATAGCGTGTCGCTGTTTAACTATCCGTGATTCCGACCAAAGTGTTGCCAGTGTGTAGTGTCTAGCGTCCGGGTGACCCTCGGCTAATAAAAGGCTTACATCACGACGTAAACCCAGGTAGAACCGTATTGCATCACTCTCGGAACTTTCCTCTACGCGGCCGCTTTCTTCAGAAGACTCGTGATAATCTCCCACGACTTTTTTATGCCGCCAACCTCAGAAAATGTGAGATCAACAATAGTCATCATTACTTCAAATTGAACCGGTAAAGGTAATGATGCTGCAGCAGCAACCGCACGTGGATCAGTCTCACCACTTGCCGCCGCGATAATATTTGCCACTAAACCCGGTGCCTCTTCAGCGGCCGCAACAACAATCTTTTCGATGTTGGCTTCGTTCAGGTCCGTTAAGCCGTTTGATGTTGACTCGACCAAAGCGATAATCGCTTCAATGTCGTTCAAGTGTGTATTGATTAGCTTTGCGAATTTGTCAAAAGACAGCCCTTCCACTACGAAAGAGCCGCCTTTTAATTCAAATGACCGCGTTTGCTTTTGATAATCAGCAAGTGCCATTTTTATTTACCTTAGTTAAGCCGCACGACCATCGATGTAAACTGCAGCGATACCAGGAGCTTTGTCTAAGATTTCAAACGTGAAGCCCATTTGTTGCCATACATCACCCTTCAGTTGATAGTCACCGTCCGGTGCCAATTTAACGTATGGGAAATAGTAGTCACGGTTCGTACCTTTAGGGTTATCTGCCACGAAACGCAAAGCACCGTAAATAGTGTTTGAGCTTGAGATAACTTGCTCACGTGTAGACGCAGCTACGTCGTAAGTAACCTGGATTTCCAATGCGTCTGTAATGTCAGTCGCAGCAGATTCGATATAAAGACGACCAAGTTCAGCATCAACTTCGTAGTTACCCAGGGCATCAACGGTTGTAATGAAACCCGCACCACTCTTAACCACTACGTTACTTACTTTACGAACACCAGTAGGGTTCAAAGCGTCAGCACCTAATTGGTAGAAACGACCACGGTTAGCCGTAATCAACTCAACCTCAGCAACCGCAGAAGCTTGTACCAGGTCACCTTTAGTACCAAGCACAAACAACGCCTGGTTGTCAGCACTTACGTTATCGCAGGTTAATTTACCTGAACGGTTCAATGACAACTGTACTGAGTCGTCTTTAGTTTTTAAGCCGCCTTCAGAACTGAAGTGATCCAGGTTTTCAGCAGAACTTGTTGTTGAAAGTTCAGGTGTGTTACCTAAATAACGCTCACCTTCACCACGGGTAGCAGCACTAATTACCGCGCCCGCTGCAAAGCGATCGAAGTAGATTTTGCCCTTACCTAATACATAATTTTTACCATTATCCATTTTAATGCACCTCTTAGTTGAGTTGATAACTTAAAGTTGATTATACAACGAAACAATACAACTTTAATTACTATGTAGCAAGCGTTAAAACAACTGGGAGGTAGAAAAACGCTTTGCTAGAAATTTGCTCAGTCGGCGGTCTTACGATCGGCGGACCGAACTTAATATCGACGATTGAGCCGCCCAGTAGATAAGCGTTCGGGTATTCAGGCCGACCGCTATTATCGTTTTTGGTAGCTATCAACTGGGTCAAACATTTTTCAACCTCAGCAGCCAATAGGTACGCAGGATCAGTAGGATTTGCCGGGTCATCTTTAACCCATCCCTGCAGGAATAAACTGAAATCATCTTTACGCGCCTCATAACCATTCGTAGCGAATGAAGCCTCTGATTTAGGTGATTCCAGGATCGATAACATCGGGATCGGGTCACTATCATCAAACAGTGCGCGACCACGGAAAACCGCCTCACTCAAATCACTATCATAACCATTGGCAATAGTGATCGTCTTGAGGTGATCGGTTAATGCTTTAAGAATATTTAAACGTTTAGATTCAACCACGGGTCAACCTCGCAAATTGTCTGAAAAATTGATTAGATACCAAACGACTAATTTCGTCTGAATTGCCGTCGGCCACGTCACCGAAAACTTGATCCACGGACGGACCATAAAGTAGGTATGTGTTTTTACCGAGTTTAACCATGCGCCCGTCGTTTTTATTGCGCAACGATTGACCCTCTTTAAGTCGAACAGCTAGGCCCAGGTTACCGTTATTCAAGTTAACCAGGAAAGCTTTAGGTAGTAGTTTTGCTTGACCGGGCTTAACCTGGACTCGCACACCTTTTCCCCTGGTGTTGGCCACTGTTTGACCACGGGCGAATCTAGCTAGTGAGGTAGGGCGGTCCCTGGCAGTAATAACAGCTTCCAGGTTATTAGGTGACGCTTTTCTACTCACACCCAGGCGATCAGGTTGACTTAAATAGCCTGAAGGGAAATCAACTTGACTCTCAATGTCAGCACGTAACAGTTTCAAAGCGTCACGTGAAGCTACATCGTTTATGGCCATACTCGCTGACCTGGTAGCGATCTCAGGTAGTTCGTCAAAAAACCGCTTAGTTTCCTGTAAGAAATCAGCGCGAACTATTACGGTCATTTTCTAGTGACTTCCCAAACCTCGTTAACTGGACCATCGGTAGGTAGTTTTAAAGCTAATATGAATTCCGGCGTAGAACCTTCGGATAAGTACGAAGTGAATGAGATCGTCCCACCCTTTTTAACGCCTAATGATCGTGCCACGTGCACGTCTAAGACTACACGATCGATACTCTCTAACATTTGACCGTAACCCTGGTTCTCTAAATCACCGACTTTCGATAATCTGTTTAACCAACGGGCCGTAATAGGTACGGGAGTAACCATCGTGGAGTCCTGGTAGGTAGCTGACACGGCAAGTGTCGCATGAACAGCTTGCCGGGCCTTAGCTTTGACTTGTGAGAAGTCGAAGCCCATATTACAGGTCGCCACCTTCGTTGTTACCACCTGCAGCAGCAGCAGCAGCAGCAGCAGCAGCAGCAGCAGCAGCAGCAGCAGCGTCGGCTTCAGTCTTAGCATTTTCAGCTTCAGTGATAATTTCTTTCAACTTAGCAACTGAAATGTTTTTAGCGAATGTCAAACCAAGTTCGGTAGCACGTTCAGCCAAAGCGACTTTCTCGTTACCTGCGTCGTCAGTTTTATTGCCGGTGCCGATTTCATTTGATGTAGTGACTTTATCTAGTGCGTCAGGATTTGCACTTGTAATGTCAGCGATCTCTTCAGAAGTGAAGTCAAATTGCTTACCGATCTCAGGTGCAAAACGAACACCTTTACGTGACATTACGATTTTTACTCTAGGAATGCGAAATGGCATTTTTATACTCCAATATATTTTCAAAAAACCGCTACATTTTTATCTGTAGCGGTTGTTAAATCAACATTTAGTTGAGTGTCAAACCTTACTTAACTTTAATGCTGAATGAAGCGTTTGGTTGTTTTGGAACCATCAATGGTGCAGATTGAGTCATCAAATACTCATTCCACGGGTCTTGATCTTCCCAGTTTTTAGGGAACATATCTAAAGCCTGGAAACCTGCAGAACCGTCTTTGATAGCACCGAAGCAACGGAAACCTTGTAATGTCGCACCGTCGATACCAACTACCGTACCTGGGTCCATCATATCTTGCAGGTTACCGGCAGCATCAACGAACTTACCTGAGTACAACCACATACGCACTAAGCCTGAACCGTTAACACCAACCAGGTTACCCAGGAATTCAGCCGTGTCTTCAAAGCCGTCATTCAACGCTGTGAAGTTTGAATCGGAACCGCGAACCTGGTTATTCAACAATGACTTGATGTGCGCATTACGTGAGAATAACGCCCAGGCATCACGACCGAAAATAACATCACGAATAACCGCGCCGCACAATGCGTTTGATGTTGCACGAGTATCGTAAATATCAGCCAACATTGCTTCACCTTGCGCAATTTCAGCAGCAGCGTCAGCAGGTACAACGTCCCACTTAGCACCACCGGCCAATACTACGGTTAAGTTCGCGTCACGTTTGAAGTCAACGGTAACAGTAGGGTAGTTCTCACCAGTAACAGTAACTTTACCAGTGATAATAGCCTGAGCCGCCATCCATTCGCGTGTCATTGTGTGCATATCTTTATGACGTTTCATAATGTCAGCAACAACCGCATCTTTACGTTGTTGTGGTGTCAATGAACCGGCATGGATCGCTTCACCTGGACGACGAACGAAAGGTACGTCAATGTCAACGATGTGCTTAGGTTTAACGTAAGCAGGTTTGAATGATACGGTGTCGTAACCTTCAAGCGTCATCACTTTACCTTGTACGTTCGGTGCCACGAACGGTGCCAAACGGCGGTACTCTTCACTAACGCGATCGAACTCGATCTTTTCAGTTTCAAAGTTGATTTGCTGAGTAAAGTATTTTGTCAGCCAAAATGGGTTTGGTGACTTCTGAACTCGCAACACTTCAAGCAGGGTGCCTAATTCGTGCATAATAATTCCTTTTTAAGAGTTAAAAATTGGTCTAACGTCTAATTAAAGACGAACTGAACCAATGCGGATTTGTGTACCGGCAAAAGCAGCCTTGCGTTCAGCAAGCGTATCAATTGCAGCGGGCCATACTAGCGCGTCATGGTTAAAGAAACCTGCGGTATATGCAGCAACGTTAACGTCAGCTAAAGTACCGTCAGCAGCTTGAGTGAGAACACCGTAAGCTTTTTCTGAACCATCTGCAGCACCAGGCGTGTAAACTTTCAATTTACCTGTAGCTGTAACCTTACCTACAACTGTAAGTTTCGCTAGAACCTGGCCAGTTACTACAACTTCTTCTTCAGTAACTACGTCCGCATCACCGGCGAACAGCGGTAGTGGTTCGTAGCTACCTACAACTTGACCACCTGCAGCTAAATCTTTATCGGGATAAGCCATTCTATTTCTCCATTTAAAATTTAAAAACTTTACGTTTTACCGAAAGCGTTTGTGTTACTAAACTAACTTTTCACCCGTGGCCAATGCCTGTGCAGCCAAAATACGAGCAGCGGCAGATTGCTCAACCTGTACACCGTTATTACCGCCGTCAGCACCAACTTCAGGGTTAGTTGTTGTAGCCATAGCAGCTTCTAACGGGTTAGCGTTCGCTGCAGCAGCTTGAGGTTTAACCTCACTTGAAGCAGCCGCCAAAATACCTTTAGCTGCGTCAACAGATAGCTCAGTGTTCATTGCCAGGTGATTAGCCAAAGCTTGTTTCTCTTTAGCTTCGTCACAACCCAAAATACCCTGAATGCGAGTACGTTCAGCTTGACGATGATCTTGTGCCTGGGTATCAACTGCCGCTGCAGGTTGAGCCGCAGGTGTAGCCGATGCCGCATTTGCCGAAGTCACGGTAGTTTCACTTTCCGCGCCCGGTTGATTTGTCTTAGTTGACATATCTATTTCCTTTTCAATTGTTACCGAGCCTTCAAGCTCATTAAGAAACGAGATCACCGCATCCGTAGGTGTAGTAATCCCATCAATTAAACCAAGTTCTATCGCCTCACTAGCCCGGTAGCACCTTGCTTGTGTGTCGTGTATAACTTGACTATCGAGACTTCGATTACGAGAAACGAGGTCTACGAATTCTTTTCGTGCAATATCCACTGAAGCTTGCATATCTGCGCGTACAGATTCAGGTAGTGTTTCGTATGGATTGCCGTCTTTTTTGTGATCGCCGGAGTAAATGAAGGTGACTTTAATACCTTCTTCTTTCATGTACTGCGACCAATCCATGTGCATCATTACAGCACCGATACTGCCGACGTTACCCGAAGGTGTCACCAGGACCTTAGTTGCTGAAGAAGCCAGGGCGTATGCCGCTGAGTATGCGAAAGCGTCAACTACTGCGATCGATGGTTTGATTGCACGTGAGTTATAAATGTCATTTGCAAGTTCAAAGCATCCTGCAACCTGGCCACCGCCACTGTTAACGTCAAACACGATACCTTTAACGTCGTCGTCTGCCAGGGCAGCATTTAGCTGATTGCGAATGAAGTTGTAACCTGTTACGAATCCCCAGGACCAATTAAATCGATTGATTAAAACACCTGAGATTGAGATAAACGCGATACCGTCAGCGTAAGCAAAAGGCTTCTCGACCGGTGAAGCAGCATAACCATACGCGGCAACCAGTTCGTTAGCATTTCCTTTAGCCTGTTCGTTCTCTTCTTTAGCATTAGCCTGGGCTAAACTATGAAAAGAATCGACGATGATTTCAGCATGTGCAGGTGACAGCAAAGCAGCTTGCATATTGAAGCCGTTAACTACGGTACGTGCTAATTGCTTTGACATAAGTTTCCTTTTAACGCAAATTGCAACAATTCATAAGAACTTTGCACCGTTTTTGTTGAGTAGTCAACTTTTTGTTGTAATTATCACCAAAAATCAATTCTGTGAGTCCTGTTCGTCCTGGTTCGCTTTCTTACCATTTGCAGGTTCAGCGGCATTTTGAGCAGGTTTTTTTGCAGCTTCACCGAAACTCAAACCGAGATCATTCATTAATTTTTTCTCACGTGATCGCTGTTCAAAAATGTCGCGGAAATCTTGACCCAGGCGTGAACACTCAATTTCAAATGTAGATAAACCGCCTTCAATACGGGCCAGTGCTGCGTCAGTTTCTTTTGATTCATCGATCTGACCGCGACTTGCACCGATCCATGCGCATTGTGTCAACGCATCTTTAACCAACGGTTGATAGAACCAGTTGCGATCTTTACCTGCAGGTAACGGTAAGTTGCCCGCTGCGATTTCCTCTTCCAACCAAAGTGCGTAAATATGGTTGGCCAGGCGATCAGCTACGGCTTTCTTACGGCTTTGCATGAATTTCCAAGTTTCGTTCATTGAAGCACGTGCTGAAGAGTAGTTTGTTTTCGTGTAGTCACGACTGAACTGTTCGTATGACAAACCTAATGCTGCAGCAGTATGACGCAGTAACGACTCTTCAAATGATGATCCAACGCCGCCAGGTGTGCCGACCGGTTGAAGGTTCAGCTTTGTACCAGGGAATAAGTGAGGGATTTTTGCACCATCGATCGCTATATTCTTAGAGCCGTCCAGGTAAGTACCTAACATACCGAGATAGTTTGTTAGGTAATCCTGCATACCACCAATGGCACCGTTGGCACTATTAGCACCCAGGGTAGCGAAAACTTCACCGCTAGGTAATTCTGATTCAATTGCTGCAGCGAATGAGGCGTTAACTACCGCATTCTGTAACGTGACTTCCTGGAATTTCTTAGTCATGCGCATTTGCTTGAGCGCGGCAACCATATCGGCTACACCACGGCTTTGATCCGGCAATAGCTGATCGATGATGTGAATAACCATCTTACGGCCCCAGGGTTTTTCTGCAGCTACTTCTTTCCATGAGAACGAGTTTAGATCGTAGGATTCAGTAGGGTGACCGTTACGAATAAAGAACGACAATGGGCGACCGTAAATGTCACGACGAATACCGCGGCGAATAAAGCGATCATCTGATTGACCGTTCGGATTACTTAATCGGTCCGGCGAAATCAACTGAATATTCGTTTTGAACGGACGACGTGTTTCACGTGACCACTCGGCAGTACCTAAAACTTCACCGGTAATTACGAAACCACCTACACCCAGGCGGATAAGCCCGGTGAATGTGTTACGACGTGCAGCATCGAAATAGCACTCTTCAGATTCAGCTACGGTAGAGAATCGGGACTCAACCGCCACCTGGAATTCTTCGGCCCATTCAGGGGTAGCACCTAGTACGCGCCAGTTCGGTTTTGCGTTTAGTCGATATTGGTGACCAACGATATTGTCTTTATGCAATGTTGCCGCACCTGACATATAGCCGTCATTTTGTACCATATCTCGACCGCGGGCATCGGCCAGGGGTTTAGCATTGTTGATTACCTGATCCGGTGATCGCATCGATGGGGACCATAGGGCCGTTTCACGATCAAAGCGTTCAGCACCTTCCAGGCCGCCGCCTATTGCTTCAACTTGTGGTTTTTCTACGGTGATTACTGGTGCGTTTGAGTTATTCATTAGAATAGGAACCTAGCAGGGCCGCCCTGGTAACTGACGGCAGGGTTAATCTGAGATTTCAATGTTTGAATGTATTGGTAAAGCCGGGAGGCGTTAGTTGCAGTAAATTCGACACGTTCACCGTTCTGATCTACAACTACACGAGCTAAAGAGCCGGTCATCAAATTGTGATAAGCGTTTTCAGCTTCGATAAGTTTTTCTTGAGTTGTCATAACGGCCATTTACGCACCTTTCAGTATTAATTACAACCAACGGTTGATTTATTAGGCAAGCTTTTCCGCTAGTTTCGCAAAACTGTAAACCGTATTCTCAACTTTTGCAAACAGTTTCGGAGCCTCTTTTGCACGAACCAAATCGTTTTCATCCCAGGGTTTAGCCCAGGACGGCGGATTATCCCAATCAAGCTTTTCAATAAGAAGCAGTTTGGATATACAAGCACCGATACAATATACCATCAAATCCCAGGCTTCGTTTCGAGAAGAGGTAGGGTTTTCCCACCCTTTTGACGTTCTGACTTCAGCGCACATTTCACCGTACCAATAATCCGGTAACCAGTTGGAATAGCGGATCATACCTTTACCTGGAGTTATACACTCAAGTCTATTGGATAAGGTGTCTTTAATCACGTTAGCATTCAGGATCAGAACCGGAATATCACCGCGGGCACCTGCGTTACGGTCTTTACGATCTGAGTCCGGGTAGCTAATACGCGCACGTACCTGGGACGGATTACCTTCACCTTTAACCAGGTGGAATCGAATATGCTTACCTTCAGATTTAAGCTTACGGTAGAAGTTATACGCATTTGTCGTAACGCCTTCTTTACCGCCGGAGTCACAAACAGTCTGTTTTATTGCCATAGTGCGACCCGAACCGTCCGCAAGTGGGTATTCCTTTTCCATTACGTGTTCTATCAGTTCGTCCCAATCCTCAAGGTAGGCCGAAGGCTTAACCCAGTAGTGTTCGTCGTCCTGATCGAGCCTACGTGATTTTGTGACGTTAAATCGATCGATAACAACAATGTCAAAAGGATTACCTGGCGCAATACCGTGAACTTGCACCACAAACATATTTTTCTGAACGTCCACGGTAGCAACTAAGAAACGTACACCTTCCGGTACAACTTTTTCACCCAGGTTTTCAGCACGATTTTTTAATACTTCAGGTATGCGATCGGATTCCATCGATTTAGGAATATAAATGTCGGCCAGGTCGGTGTTGTAGAATTTCTTTAATGCCTCTTCACTACCAGTCTGTTCATGCTCACGTTTCGCCGCCAGGTAAACCTCGACTAGACGCTTCCAGGTAACGAATGCTGCAGCAACACCTTTTAGCCAAAATGACGCGATTGACGAACGATACGGCCTACCTCTACGAACACCTTTTTCGTCAAAAAACTCACCGTCTTTTACCCAGGTTCCCCATAGGTTCATTTCGTAACGGTCCTCTTGCTTAATATGGTGACCGCATTTAGGGCATTGCATGTGCACAGTCTCGGCCGTATCGAGATCGTTACCTTTATCCTCCCATTGGAGCATTGAGAATTCACCCTCAAAGTATTTATTACATGCCGGGCATGGCCAGTACCAACGGCGACGATCACCACGGTTGTATAGTGCCAAAATGCCGGTAGTCGGCGGGGCCTCATGATCGGTTTTTGCGATCCACTTAGTATCGGTGATCTCGCGGGACGGTGAAGACTCAGCTAAGGCCATGCCGTATGAACCGAAGGTCGTTGTACGCTTTGATGCCAGGTCGTAAGGTGAACCTTCACCGTCGATATTGTCATCCATACGATCATAGTCGGTTAACGCCACGCGCGGGATAGGTCTACCCGCAAATTCAGTTGATGACGGCCAGGATAGGGTCAAAAACATACCGTTCGTGTAATGCTTATCGAATTTGTTATCCGCGTCGCTATCAGTACGAAGCAGGTTGCCGATTTCCTCACTATGACGGTGTAGACGATCTACCCGGCGAACTGAGAAGTCTCGCGCGGCCGACATTGAAGGGGAGTAGATAATAATATCCATCGGATCAGATTTAACGCTGTATGCCAGGAGGTTAATAATCAGCGCGTCAGTTTTACCGCATTGTGCCGGACCAACGAAAATCTCACCGTTCAATTTAGCCGAGGCAAGTTCGTTCATCGGTTCAACCATGTACGGCGCGATTGAGTTTTTCCAGGGGCCAACGTATGAACCTGTGTTTTTCAGGTAGCGATATTTCTCAGCAGCTTCGGCTACGGTTAAACGCTCAGGCGGTTTATAAATATCCGCAAGCTCAACTACGATCTGCTTTAAGATTAACTCAGGGTTATAGTTCATCGTCTAAGTCCGCAACTTTTGGTATATCACTATTCAATTCTTTAGGGTCCTCAAACTCACGTAGGATCGCGTCACGAATATCACTAAGCAATGTGTCTAACGTATCAACCAGGATAACTTTAGCGCGATCATTCAACTCAGCCTGGCGTTCAACTGCCTCTTTAACCAGTAAGATTCGTTCACGTACAGCTTTGTTGTGAGCACCGATAACGTCTTTTACAACACCGATCGGCAGTAACAAACCTTGCTCACGTTCAAACAGTTGACGACTACGCATACCGGCCCAAAACTCTTTTGATAGTTCAGTAGGTAGATCGGCCACTGACATAGTATCGACGTATTCCTGGATAGAAAATTTAGGCGGACATAAGAAGGGTGCCGCGTCTGCTACATCGAAAATAGGTTGACCCAGGCGGGTGCCGACCGGTTTAACTTTACCGTGAATCTTTTTTGCCGTGGTGCGGTTATCGCGTTTGAATAGCTGACTCAATTGCGAAAGGCTTGCACCCTGGAAAAGTATGTCTTTTGATTCGTCGTTATCTTTTGCCACTATCGAGCCTCTTTATATGCGTATTTTGATAATTGCTCATTCAGTACATCATTTGAAAGCAGATAAACCGTTTGGATATGACGTTGAATATATTTAGGTACTTTGCGACCATTGCGGCGATATTCTGCGTATGTCGAGTAGGCAATACCCAGGAAACGGGCAGCATAAGTTGGTCCAAGTCCGGTGTGGAATTCAAAGTCAATTAGTATCGGGTTCATAATCTGATTCATCGAGTTAAAGTATATACGCAATTCATATATACGCAATGCGTCTATTATAAAGCAATTGAATACGGTCGGTATAGATCGGATTTTGTCTAAATTAGTCGAATGTGTTAGAATTCTTATTAGAAATTTACGATTGGTAGCAGGGGTGTGCGTAAGGTGTGCGTTTTAGGTTTTATAGAATGTAATTACCTATACAAATCAGTAGGTTACGGTGTGTTTTAAGCGGACACCTCTTCCGCCAGTACCCCCTTTCTCAGCAGTTCTCAGCAGTTCATACAAGTTCACAAACTCCCCACAAAACCAGTAAATACGCCACTTTAAGCTATTCACAGTGGTTCTCAGCCGTTCGCAGTCGTTCGCTTGCAGCCCGTAAAAAGGTGTGCTAAATTCAATCCAAATACACACCCCTCGTTAAAAACGCACACCCCTTGTGACCATTGGATAGGATTTAATATGGCAAAGCTAACTGACATTACGTGTAAAACTGCAACCAGTGAAGGTTCTAAACTTAAAAAAATTGGTGACGGAGGCGGCCTTTACCTATGGGTAGCGGATAGCGGAACTAAAACCTGGTTCTTTAGATACAAATTAAACGGTGTGCAAAAAGGTGTGACAATTGGCCATTACCCCAAAATGTCACTGGTTGCAGCTAGAAAAGAAGCCAGGGTATTGTCACATGAAGTCGAAGAGGGTCACGACCCCGCTGCAGAACGAAAATCTAAGGCTAGGGCAGAACGTATCAGCCAGGTTGTAAAAGCTAATGAAAATTCATTTCGCGCCGTAGCAACCGATTGGTTTGACCGAATGAGTACGTCCTGGACTAGCGCAAAGCACGTTGACGACGTTAAACGTAGGTTAGAGCTAAACATATACCCACAATTAGGTGATCGCCCTATAGCTGAGATTGACGCACCTGAAGTGTTAGCAGCCATTCGTAAAATCGAGGATCGCGGAGCTACCGACTTGTCTCACCGGGTTTTAGCTGTAGCGGGCCAGGTGTTTAGATACGGTATTGCTACCGGCAAGTGTAAATATGACATTTCTGCAAGTCTACGTGGAGCACTTACCCCGCACAATCGTTTGAACCAGGCAGCGGTTACCGTAAAAGAATTACCGAAGTTGATGCAGAACATCGACAAATACAACGAACTGGGTGATCGTAAAACTCAACTTGCATTAAAAGTCATAGCACATACATTTGTTAGAACCAGTGAGTTAATCGAATCAACCTGGGACGAGTTCGACTTTGAAGCTAAATTATGGGTTATACCTGGTTGGCGCATGAAAGGTAAACTGGACCACGTGATACCGTTAACCAGGATCGTTTTAACATACCTGAAAGAACTTAAAATCCTGGCGGGCAATAGTAAATATGTGATCCCTGGTAGAAATCCATTGAAGCCGATCAGCAACAACACGATCCTATTTGCGCTATACCGTATGGGCTATAAGCAGAAAATGACCGGCCACGGGTTCAGGGCGGTTGCGTCTACGGTACTAAACGAGAATGAATTTAACGAGGATTGGATTGAGCGTCAATTAGCTCACGTAGAAGCGAATAAGGTTCGCGGAGCCTATAACCGCGCTCAGTACATTAAAGGTAGAACTGAAATGATGAACTGGTGGAGCCAATACCTGTTAGCGATAGAACAGGGTAAGCCCGCACCAGTTTACGATAACGTTTTATAGTTCGTCATCAAGTGCCTGGTTAGAGCTACCATCACGAGCTTTAACCAGGTTTTCAATATAAGCATCGATCTCACCTTCAACCCACGACGATTTCATGCCACGCTTTACAGGGCGAGGGAACTTACCCTCACGAATCTCGTTGTAGATAGACGTTTTACCCATATCAGTTTTAACCATCACCTCAACAATACTAATCAAACGTTTTGGGCTATAAGTTGCAGTTTGCATTTTAAATTCCTATCTTAACTTGTTTAATCAACTTAAAGTTGAGTTTAGGGCCGACAAACCGGACGCACGTTTGCTCAAAAAATAGTTCCGGTGAACTTCTTTATCGATAACAATTTTACGCCCTACAAGGTAGGTATTAACGGGAAACGTACTCTTACGAACCTGCATTTTTGCCGATTCAAACTTACACCCGTAAAGGTGACACACTTCTTCCAGTGCCACCCACGGTACTTCTGTATCAATCATTGTCATACAACATCACCGATCTTTCTTATATTGGACCATTTATCACTACCGCTTGAGTATTTACCACTATCACGTTCAGCGATAATGCGGTAGATACCGTCTGCAGCCTCTTTATTTTTGTCTACTAAACCTTTAGGCATATTGATCCACTCAATTTCACCGCCAGGTAAGTACACCAAACCTAAAATATGAACCTCGTTGTATTCGCGCGGGATCATAAATTCATAAGTATTCGTTACACCAAGGTGTCTACCGACGCTAACGTGAAAATCAGTTTTTAAGCCGTCTTTAATCACGTATAGGTCAACAAACGATGAACGTGCGTCTTCAGGTGAAGGGAAAGCAAAATTACCACCTTCGAGTGAAATCAGGCCCGCAAGCATGTGAACAGCACCCTTAGTGACACGTACCATTTCTTTTTGTGCGGTACGATCCATTGTAGGTTTCACGCCTAATGCTAACCATTGTTCAGAAACACCTAAAAATTCGGCTAAGGCTTTCATTTTCTTAGCACGAGGTACGGACTCACGATTGAACCATTTTCGTACCGCCTCTTGAGACACGTCGAGCTTTTCTGCGATCGTAACTTGTCTTCCGTGACCGTAATCAGGGATTATTGGATTATCGTCACATGCCTGAGTAAGTCTCTTAGCGAAATCGGTGTCCATCATTTGTCGCCTTTCATTTTTACGGATTAGTGTTTCATCTTTTTCACGATTTAATTTAACAACTTTTGAATACTTACAGTCACTATAAACAACATTTAGTTGAATTGCAACTATTTCGACCTATTTCGCTGTAATTTTTTTAATAGCGTAAACAGATATTCTTGAGCATCCTCTTTCACACCCAAACATGAGACTACATCAAGGTCTAGTGTACCCTCAGCAACCAAGTGGTGAACGAATACGATAAACTTTTGTCCCTGGCGGGCGAGGCGGCCGATAAGTTGTAAATACAACTCTAACGACCACGGTATGTCAAAAAACACGATCCTGCGACCGCCGTGTTGCAAATTTAACCCGTGTCCGCCGCTTTGCGGGTGAATCAATAGCATAGGAATTTTGCCCTTATTCCAATCTTTAATCAGATCACCTTTTTTATCCATGACAACGGCTTTGGGGAAAGCTTTAAGTAATCGGTCCTTACTTGAGTCAAAGTGATAGGAAACGAGTAGCGGTTCACCCTCCGATTCTTCTACAATCAACCTCAGCTTATCGATTTTATGATCGTGAATATGATGTACTGTACGGACCGGCTTTAAATCGCCCCATTCGTCCGCAACCAGTTTCGTGTCGTATAAAACACCCGATGACATTTGTAACAGTTTTTGCGACAACGCTGCAGCGGTTTCGGCCTCGATTTCAACACCGTTCGGCAACTCGATAACAGATTCAGTGACCATAGTTTCATACATTTGAACCTCGTCCTGGGTAAGCTTCACTTTGTCGATCAGCATTACCGGCTTTTTCAAGTCGAGATAATCCTCAGCTTTCATCGTCAATGTAATGTCGGATATTTTTTGTGCAATTTCGTCTTCGGCACCAGGGCGAAGTTTGTACGTGCGGGACCACTGGTTGTAGTCAAAATACTTAGCCTGGAATTTTGTAATGTGTTTACCGAATCGAGCACCCAGGTCGAGTAGGTAGATTTGCGCGAACAGGTGCATGTAGGTTTCTGCAGCGGGCGTGGCCGTGAGTTGGTGCATACGGGTCATCAATGGTCGTACCCGCGCCAGGGCCTTAAATCTATTTGTCTTATGATCCTTTAGACTACTGGATTCATCGATAAACACGGTCTTATATGGCCAATCGCGGCCCCAGGCATCAACCAGGAATTCAACTTGCTCACGATTGATAAGGTGTACGGTAGCGCGGGATCGTTTCATTTGCTCACGTACAGCACGTCTAGCAGCCTGGCGACGGGCATTTTCAACACGTTCATCCGTTTTAAGTTTACGCTGCCTGGTGTAGTCGGCACGTTCAACCTTACGCTTTAACTCTTCAGTTGCCAGTTTACGTTCAGCAGCACCGGCGTTATTCACATAATTAACCAGTTCGTCATCCCGTATGTGCATGTAGGAAAGCGGGGCGGTATGCTCCCATAAGCCAATTTCCGTGGGCCAGGTTTCATTTGCTACGCGAACCGGGGCGATCACCAGGACGTAACCTTTTAAATCCATGTTGGCCACCAGGCGCATGATCGTAGTGAGCGATATTACGGATTTACCCAGGCCGAGATCAATAAATAGGGCAGAAAAGGGGTTAGCCATGAGAAAATCCACGGCCATTAGTTGATATTTGTGTAAATCCGCAGCAGTTCTAACTACGTTTTCAAATTTTAATTTTATATAATCAGCGAAATATGACATACGCATCCTTCAGGTTGTCGATAACAAAAACCTCAACACCGTGTTGACGTAGTTCTTTATGACGCAGCTTTTGTTGTGCTTTAGGTTCTTCGTCCGGGGCTTTATACTCAACCAGGATAATTCGCCCGTTACGCGCGTAGAAACGATCAGGAAAACCGTTTTTAGAGGTCAACATGATCTTAGTTTCAAACCAACCGCGTGACTCAGCGTAAGCCGATGCCGGACGTTCTACCTCGATCTCTCTCAAAGTAAGGCACCAATGTCATGCAAAATGTCGATCACTTCTTTGTTGTACCAATCGTAATCAATGTCGTTCGGTAGCAACTCAGGTAGCAGCATTAACGGCTTTGCACCGTCGCTGCGTGACACTTTATTTCCGTTTGTCTTGTACTCGATATACCCGGTAGTGTTTTTTGCGTAATACCAACGAACGGCTTTACCCAGGAATTCACCATCTTTCATACCACCGCCGTTTACCTGGCGAATCGTTACAAATTTGCGCACGTCGCAATCCCACTCGATAGTTTCATCGACAGGAGTACCCTTAGTGAGATAGTTAACAACGGCCTCAATACAGATCGAGTTATTAGGGTTCTTTTGTAGCCCGGCTTCAGCATAAGCACCTTTTAGCTTAGGTTTACCGTTCTCTTTAATGGCAATGTAGTTATTAACATCACGTGAATATAACGCCTGGTAGATTGCCTCTTCCATGTTGAACCCGGTTTTCTTTTCCCAGGCTTCAATGATCGACTCAAGTTCGTCTTCACGATCTCTAGGGCACTTGATTACGATACCGTCAGTGTTGGCACTAACAACCTGGATTCCGTTGAGTTCAATTTCCTCAATCAGCATCAATAACGCTAACTGCCCGGTGATAGTCGTTTGGATCAGCAGGTTTGGTGAATAAAGTGTTGACCACATGCTACCGAACTTGCCGAATGATCCGTTCAAAACGATCTTTAGTGACTCATTGGTAACTTTGTCACCGGTAGCCTTAGCGTGAACCCGGCGATCGAGAATACGTTGATAGATCGTTAAGAAAACTTCGCCCAGGTGTTCAGGAAACAGGCGTAACAGAATGATGATCGACGGGTAGTAACTGGTAACGTCTTTATCTTTAAGAATGTACTTAGCGTCTGATTTATGCGATACGGACTTCTCACTACTATGTAGCCCGCCGATACCCATACGGTAGACGGATTTGCCGATCTTAATTTTCGCTGACTCTAAGACTTCGGGCATATCAACACTACCGTTTTTATCCAGGGTAAATACGGTGTTTTCAACCAGGGATAAAATGTTTTGTAGAACTGGTGTTTTGAAGTCAATAAAGCTAGGTGTGCTGTACTCAAAAGCGTAGTCAGATTCGACTTCAGGGCGATAAACCTTATGACCTTTTACCTTTTCAATCTCACTACGGATTACAGCTTCAGCAATTTGAGCATCCGACTTAGAACGTAGATCAATGCCATATTCTTTACTCATTTCCTCGCGTAACTCAATCTGAGCACGTAACTTATTGTACAAATCGATCGTAGTGTCTAAGTCGTTAACACAATAGCTACTCAGCTTGATACGGTCATCGGGTTCAATCAGATCGTTCGGCTCAATAGGTAAGTCTTGCATACGCTTAGAATGTAAACGACCGCCGTAAATTTTTAGGGACGCTTGACCTGGCGCAACTTCAATCAAATCGACGTGATCTAACCAGGGTACTTGCGGTAAATTAAATTTACGTTCAGCTTCCCAGGGTTTTAAGTTTTGCAAAATGATCGCGTCACTTGCGAGTTTAAGATCAGCGTTAACAGTACCCATTTTCAGGGCCAAACGCATTATTGGAATATCGTAGTGATTACCGTTGAAGGTGTAGATTTGATTGTTACGGATAATGCGTAAAATCTTTTGAGTATCTAGCGGTTTGCCAGGGTACATTTCTACTGAAACGGTTTGTTTTGTTTCGAGATTGCGAAAAGCTATTAGAAAGTAATTCTTATAGCACTCAATATCCATTACAGCTTTGGAGGTCACGGGATCATCCTAAAAAAGAGGCCGTCTATTAAAAATGAATAAAATAGACGGCCGACCTAACACGTTTAATCATAGGAGTGGTTAAATCCTAACAACTTCTATTAATTAAATCAACTTAAAGTTGAGTATTCAGCCTACAAACCGCCGTCATCATCGTCAAATCCATTACCACCGCCACCTTCAACAGCATCAAATACGCCGTCGTCGTTAACGCGACCTTCACCAAATGATTCGTCGTCACGTAAGAATTGAACACCAACTAAGCCCGCACAAACACGTTTAGGGTATGTCTTACCGTTTTTAGCTTTACCGCTGAAGTACCACGGACGGATCAAAACGTTAGCCCAACAACCACCGTAGAACTTATCGTCAGCTTCGTCAGGGGTCATTACTGTACCGTCACGATTACGTGCTGAAGGGCGGTTTTTGCGATCACTAGCTGAGACAATATAGTTGTCTTCGTACTCAGCACGTTCTTTGTCATCACCGTCAGCTAAGAACCACTTATCGGTTGCAACTTTAGCTTCGTTTTTAGCTGCCAGGTCTTGAATAATTTTCTTAATCAAGTCTTTTGCCGCCACGTGAGTTTCTTTAGGTAACATTGCTACCAGGCCATAACTCTTTTCAATATCACCTGCGTCATTTTTCTGCTCTTGTGGAGTTCCGATATGCGGGAATGAAAGTCTTACGTTTTCAAGTTTTACTGTACCGTCGCTGTAAAGAACTGCGTTTGATACTTTGGTCACTACTGTACGTTCTGCCATTTTTCTATTTCCTGTTTAATGTTTTAAAAAATTACAGCTATAGTTCATCATCAACATTACCGAATGAATCATCTACAACTGACGTTAACGCTTGACGCTTATCGCTATCAACCGCCATCGTTGGTCTACCTTCGGGCTTACGCACGACGGATTTGAGCAAAGCGGGTAGGTCTTTTCGGGCGTAACTCAGCTTGCGTAGCTGTTCTTCTACTTCACCGATACCTACCATCTTGCGTCTATATAAGTTTTCTTCACTTAGGCCCAAAAACTCTAAGTGTTCAATTGCTGCAGCTTCAGATACGAATTCACGATTCGATTTACCGCTGACGATTTTGTAACCTGGCACCGGTTCACCACTTAAACAGCGGCGTTCAGTCTCTTCGTACAAATCTTTAAACCAGGACTCGATCATTTGACGGTACGGTAGTAACTTAGCCATTTGTACAGTTGTAAGTCTGCCGACCGGAACCGGGCTAATGCCGAATGAATCAGATTCAAGTTTTTTAGCTAATTTAGTCATATCTACTTCAGTAATCGGGTTAGTCAGATCGTCAAACATGCCGTCCAGTAAACGTTCTGCGAATACCGCATGTGCTGAACAGTCGGATTTAATCTTGCACCACTTACAACCGTCCGGCGTAGGGTTACGCTCCGCATCGGGGCACCAGGCAGCGTAGGCACGTTTTTTTAACCATGCGGCCCAATCGAGTAACTCTTCCCTAGTAATTACCCATTCGTCAAAATGATGTAAACGAGGTTGCGCAATTCTTATCACGATCCGTTTGAAGTCGTAGTCGAAGTCATAAGCTGCAAAAAACCCATAGGCGTACAACAATGCCTGGGTATTTTCTTCAGCGTAAACTTGAACACCTTTACCCATTTTCAGGTCGGTGATAATCAGTTCGCCAGGTTGACAAACCGCATGGTCCGCCGTACCACCCTGTTTTTCGATAGGTGTTAAATCTGAGATAGAAACTCGTGTCTCAATGAAGTGATCGCCGGGTAAGTAAATGCACCAATCGACGTATTCTTGAACGTAGTCGAGCATTTCATTAGTAATTTCTATTTCAAATGTAGCACTTGTCTCTACAACTTTCTCAATAGTGCCGATCAGGTGTTTCGGCTTTGACCCGGTACGCAACCAGGTTTCAGCAACACCGTGAGCAACCGTACCGTATGCCGCGTCTTCACCTGCAGTATCTTTAGCAAACAGGTTAGGGATCAGCGATCCGCTACAACTACTCCACATTTTTGAGCTAGACGGGCTAAATATCGTGTGCCCGCCTAGTCGTTTTGTGATTTCGTCAATATTGATAGGTTGTAGAGTCATTTAATTACAACTAAAAGTTGAGTCTTCGACCTACAAACCGCCGTCAGTGTCGTCTTTATCAGCTTCTTCAGTCAACTCAGCATGTTTAGCTTCAGCCGCTTTGAAAATTGCATCAAAGTTTTCAGGGGCAATGTCACCCATTTTTTCATACTTGTACTTTTTCAGAATTTCACGAGCATGTTCGATACCGAAGTCGTCTTTAATTTTCAAAAGTGCTGCATTAACTTCAGCCTGGGTATGTTCAGGTTTAGCTTCTTCAGGTTCAACCTTAGTTTCAGCTTTCTTAGTTTTCTTAGCTGTTTTTTCTGTAGCAGCTTCATTAGTTGTAGCAGCTTCAGTAGTCGTTGTAGCAACGGCACCTGCAGAATTCAAAGCTTCAGTATTTGCGTTCAAAGCTGCGATAAGGTCTTTAATTAATTGTTCGATCATTTTTAATGGTCCTATTTAGTTTAAAAAAATGTTTAGTGGTCCACTCGGAACCGCAACGTGTCAAAACGTAGAAAGGTGATTATTCAACTTTAAGTTGAGTATGTCAAGTATTAAATACGCACTAGACTGAAGTTTCATTATGGTTTATCCTGCAGGATTGATTGAATTCTCAACTGAAAGTTGTAATTATGAAAAGAAAGACCGCAAGAAATAACCCAGTATTCAATGAAGACGAGCGTTTGAAGGAATCTAACCGACTCAACTTTGTAGTAAGAAAAGCAGCTTTACATATCGATGTGCAAGGTAAGTTAACCACTCTAACGGATAAAGCGGGTATTAGCTATGACGGTTTAATCCTGGCATTACGTCGCGGTTGGTTTACAGCACCTATGGCCTGTTCGATCGAAGCTGCAGTAGGACGTGAAGTTGTAACAAAAGAAGAGTTGTGTCCACATAAATACAGCATTTAAAGGCAATTGACGTGAATAAGAATAATACTGAATATCTAAAGCAACACGGTAGATCACTCATAGAGAACGGTTTTAACATTATCCCGATCCCGCCAGGTTCAAAGTCACCAGGTTTTGACGGTTGGCAGAACACCCGCGCTACTAAAGGTTTACTTACCGAGTGGTTGAATGACGGCCACCGCGATTCAGGTGTCGGTATCTTAACTAAAGAACACCCTGCAATCGACCTGGATATTCTCGATAAAAGAATGGCAGAAAAGATTGAAGCCTGGTGTATGGAAAACATCGGTGATTGTCCAGTGCGTATCGGCCGGGCACCACGACGATTATTACTCACCCGCGCAATCACGCCGTTCAGAAAAATGAAGACCGGTAAATATAAGGACGAGTGGGGTGACTCACACGAAGTTGAAATCCTGGGCGAAGGTCAACAATTCGTAGCCTATGCGCTACATAAAGACACAAACTTACCGTATGAGTGGACCACTGAGCACCATCCTGCAGCAATGGAGGCAAGCGACCTTCCAGTTTTGACAATGGAATTGGCCCAGGACCTTATTAAATATGCGGTTCAATGCTTTGAAGACGAAGGGTGGGAGCGTCAATCGTCAGGCATGAACACTAGCGGAAAGGCCGTCGTATTGTCGGACGATCCGTTCGCTGAGGTTGAAACTAAGGTTGATCTACCAATTGATGAAATTCGTAAACGTCTAATGATGATCCCAGGGGCCGAAGACCATGACAAATGGTTTCAAATCGGCATGGCGTTATATCACCAATTTGACGGCGACGATGACGGCCTGGCCCTATGGCACGAATGGTCGGAAAACGCTGAGAACTATGACGGCGAAGCACTTGATAAACGCTACAAATCATTCAGCATTAATGGTAAAAAACGCGCACCGATCACGGCCAGGTTAATTATCAAGTTAGCTCAGGAGGCCATGACGACTTTAGCAGCACAATTGGTAGCTGAAATCCGTACTGAGTTTTTCGGATTAAAAGAGGTTACCGAGTGGAAAGAAGCTTGCGCAAAAGTTAAGAAGTCTGACATTGATCCGATTGCACGTGCTGAGATCGCAGTTATCGCTCAGAAAAAGTATAAAGAAATCACCCAAACGAACTTACCGATCAGTGAAGTGCGTAAAGCGATCAGCTACGACTCAGGTAACAACGAGAAAATACCTAAGTGGTGCCAGGATTGGTGTTACGACACTGAATCAGATCGTTTCTTCCATCTTAAAACCAAAATTAGTATGTCAATTCAAGGTTTTAATATGTGTTTCTCACGTTATGCTTTAACTAAAAAAGATATTGTTGACGGACTAAGTTCGCCTAGTTCGCTACCGGCGGACCTGGCAATGAATATGTACAAAATTTCCCAAGTGTACGGTCGTATGTACGCACCAGGTAAAGACGAAACTTTCTTTTACGAAGGTTTGAACGTGGCCAATACCTACCCTGAATACCAGGTGCCGGAAACACAGGACGAATTACGGCCGATGGATAAGAAAGCGATTCAGATTGTTAAAAATCACTTCAAACACTTACTCGATGATGAAAAAAATCGTCGCATGTTCTTAGATTGGATCGCGTACTGCGTTCAGAACCCAGGTCGCCGGGTTAACTGGGCGGTAGTTATGCAGGGCGTAGAAGGGGACGGAAAATCGTTTTTCGCTTTCCTGTTACGTGCAGTAATGGGTCCTTCCAATGTGCGTATGATGAATGCGAATATCCTGGAATCGAGCTTTACCGGGTGGGCGCATGGCCAGTGCGTAAACGTGATCGAGGAACCTCGGTTGCAGGGCCACAACAAGTACGACGTTATCAACCGGATCAAACCGTTTATTACCAATGACGTAATCGAGATTCACCCGAAGGGAAAAGACTCATACAACATCATTAACACGACAAACTACTACCTACCGACAAACTTCCGCGACGCATTGCCGCTAAATTCAAACGATAGACGCTTTTTTGTTATGTTCTCACGCTTCCAGGAAAGGGAAACACTACGCAAGTTCAACCGCGAGAACCCGGACTACTACGTGAACCTGTACAAAACACTTACCGAGTGTGCGGGTGGATTACGTAAATGGCTACTTGAACACGAGATCAGCGATAGCTTCCCGGCCGGAGGTGACGCACCAATGACTAAAGATCATGCTTACATGGTACGCGCGTCCCAGGCAGAACCAGTTAAAGCTATGGATGAAATCATTGCTGAAGGCCGTTGGCCTGAGATCAGTGAGAACCTAGTTAATGCAACACTGTTACCGGACGCATTGATCGGCCATGATACCGAATTACCTCAAACTTCAGGCTTAACTCGCATGTTAGAGAATGCCGGTTACACATTTTTGGGTAAATTCAAAGTCGACGATAAACAGTCTCGCTATTGGTCAAAATCACCTTCGATGTTTAAAGAGGGTTTGGACTACTCAGTTTTCAAAATACGAAATTACATAAAACAGCGAAAATTAGAAATGGAAAACGACGAATTGTAAGATTAGCCCGCTTTATGCGGGTTTTTCTTTTTCTACTCAACCAGGGTACGAAAACGGCTACTGTTCATACTGGTTCATAGCTGTTCTTTTCTCTCTTTATTTTTTTTCTATATCCAAGTATTCCAAATTTATAAGAGAAAAAGAAAATAAGAAAAAATAAATCAAAATAAAAAATACATAAATAGGAAATCAATGAAAAATTCGGAATACTCGGATACGGAGTTCGTAGCAGTTCGCAGTTGTACAGTTTAAATCTTAGTGTCTAAATACCGTTCGTACCCGTTCGCCGTGGATATGTGTGCACCTGGCAAAAACCCCTGAATTACATATAACGTACTCAACGAAAACAGCTTATATACGCAATGCGTACATGGCTAGTGGTGTCATAATGTGTTTCGGAAATTTTTTTTGAACGTGGCTCTGCGCCCCCCCGACCCGCACCAGGACTGGCGGAGGGACCCGCAAACACATATAAACGGGATCAGTTAACCAGGTATAAACGAACGAGGGCGGACGGGTGCGGACGTGCTGCAGGTATAGTGCACATATACGAACTAATATAAACACGTGCGCACATATACGAACTATTAAGATATATAAACGGGATTAGTTAAACAGTTAACCAGGTAACCAGGCGGGGCGGGGATCAGATAACCAGGGGATAATATAAACAGTTAACCAGGTGCGCATATATAACCAGGTAAACAGATAACCAGGGGCGGGCCTGGACCATTCAACCAGGTAAACACGTAACCAGGTAAACCGGGCGGCCCTGGATCATTTAAACAGTTAACCAGGTAAACCGGGCGGCCCTGGATCACGTCACAATATAACCAGGCGGGCGGATCAGTTAACCAGGTAAACACGTAACCAGGTAAAACCGGCAATATATAACCAGGATAAACGAATAAAACGCGCGTTTTTAGCCGTTAACACGGGCGGCCCTATATGACGGCCCACAATTGGCTAAATAATCGGTTTATGATGGGATAGCGCGAAGAATAGCGCACAAAAAAAGGCCCGCTAATATCACGGGCCGAAGGGGGGAAAGTTAAAAGGGTTTTAAATTGGCTAATTAATAGTTTTTTATTATGCGGTAATAGGTCCAGGACCGGCCGCGGGTTACTCTGAATAGATCAGGATTAGAAAACCCGCCGCCCGTGTAAAATTCTGCTTTCGTTATTTTCTTTTTTGATTCGGTGCGCATTCCCATTATTGGCCGCCCTGGTTTAAATTAATAAACCCGTGTTTTAATCCGTTTAAATATGGCACATATAAAACGCGGCCGCCGGTGTGTTTATCAGTAATAATTTTAAATTCAGTCATCATTTTGGGCCGCCCTGGTTTATGAATAATAACGGGCCACGGTTACCGCGTCGCCGTGTTGATCCAGTTTAATTAATAACCCGCTAAAAAATGATTCTGTATGTATGCCGTCATAATTTAACGTTTTCAGGTTATCAGGTGCCCGCGTAAATTCGCTAAGATCGTAAACCCGGCCGCGGTAGATTATAAAATTATAGCTTTCGATTTCTTCGGCCGGGATATAGTCAAAATCTGCTTTTTGTTTTTCGGTTAGTTCGTAACCGTAAACAATCGGCCGCGGTTTATGATTAGTTATTATTTGCATTTTTGGCCCCTTCGTTTAATTCGCGGCGTTTAATAACCCGGATTGGTCCGCCGAAGTTGTCCCGGTATGCTTTTAAATTTTCTTTAAAAAGTTTATTGTTTAACGGGATAAAATCCGCCCCGGTTTCGTGGTAGTCGTCATCGTCCCAACCATAACCGCTATTGGTTTGAATGATTTTATAATAAGTGTATTTATTGGCCATTTTTGGCCCCTTCGTTTAAATACGAATTAACAAATTTTTTACAATCTTCGTTTAAATCATCAATTGTTATTTTTTTGCCTAAGTGACGGCCGCGGGCCGCGGTTACGTGTTGACCAAAACCGTGAAAAGGGGCCGAATTAAAACCTATTGCAGCATATAACCAACCGCCCGCCGTCCGCCTTTCTTTTTGCCTGGTATCAATTGCCGTGTAACGGTCAACCGTGGCCCCGCCGTTGTCGTAAATAATTAACATTTTTAGCCCCTTTAAAGTTATTAATTCAATTAAAAGTTGATTAGTTAACCAGGTTTAAAACGTGGGCCATTTTTTCAACTTCGGCCCACGGGATCACGTGACAACCTACAGTTAAATTATTGCCGTCGAAAGTATTAATTACATAATGGCCTAAGTAATGCGATTTTTCGCCGCGGGTGTACGTTTTACCGGCCGCCTTTAATGTTGATAATAGGGGCCAAATTTTACGGGCATGATCCGCCGGGATTACCGCGCCGCGCGTGGTTTCTATATTTTCACCTTTTAACCTGAGCGCGGTTATCTCAAAATATGTGCGCACGTCGTCGCCGTTTTTCCATTTTTCCAGGTTTTCGGCCTGTTCAATGATCCGGGCGGCCTGTTTTGCCTTTTCAAGTTCGGCGCGGTTTTTCGCCGCCTCCGCTGCAGCCTTTTCTAGTTGGTCCAGGTTACCAGGCAATTCATAAACGAGGCCGAATGCGTCCGCATATTGTTTTAAACTTTTATAAATATCATTGGCCCGGCTTAAATATATGTCGCGGTGTTTTCTAGCCCGTGAAGCTTTTATTAGATTTTCTTCGGCCTCGCCTTCGCTATATTCAACTAAAATTTCGTTAAAATCCGCCTGGTTAAATTTCAGATGATCCCGGCCGCGGCCTGGTAGATCAATATAAATTATTGTTTTGCCGTGTATCGCATTGCGGGCCTTGCTTTGGTGCCTGGACGTATAAGAGCTAAAACAATGATTATTAAAAATTACATAATCGCCGACGATCTGAGCAAAACACGTGCGAAAACTAAAAAGGCGGCCGCCATTAAAAAACATGCTGTTAGCTTCGCCGTCGTCCTGTACCTCATTGGCCCAAATATGCGCTAATTCTGAATTGCTGTTAAATTTCGTTTTCATTTTTAAACCCCTAAATTAAGTTTTATTTTTTAAGCTTTGCAAGTGTCACAAGTGCAAATTTCAATACTATTTTTTAATGTTTTTTTAACGTCCGCCATTGAATCTTCACCGAAACAATGCTGACACTGTTTACCATCCTGGCTAAAATCCGGGCCTAGTTTGTAACCCTTTTTTAAATAAACAAAAATATCAGGATCGGTTATAAGTTCGTCTACAAATTTATGTTTCATTTTTAAACCTCTATAAAATTTTAGTTATAAATACAATTAAAAGTTGATTGTTTATGCTGATTTTAACCATAATTGAACAGTCGCCAGGTTAACCCCTGCAATGTTAGCAAATAGCGCGGCCATATAAACGCCGTTTGTGTTTACTGTATTTTTAAATTGTGATTTAGTCATAATTAACCCCTTTTTGTTTATTAGTGTTTACGTGTTATTAGTATATTAATAACATTATTAAACAGTGTCAACAAGTATTTTTAAATTAATTAAAAAAGTTTAAAAGTTGATAATATGCCATTGGTTTAATGTTGCTGAATAAGATCATTATTACAGTGAAGCATAAAATTAAAATCAGATTTAAAAGTTTATCTATTACATTCATGATTAAATAACCCCTGAAAATTTTAGTAATGGTAACCAGGCAAAAACCGCAAAAAATACCACGGCCGCCCACGCTTTAAAAATTACGCTTAAAAATTCCATTTTTCGCCGCCCCTGGTTAATAAGTAAAACCAACATAAACCAGGTTTTCACCTTTTAAAAATAATTCCCGGTTTATGTCGTCGCAGTCGATCAAGCTATATTTTTTTAATTCCCGGCAATATTCGCCGCGTTTATAAGTTTTTTCAGTCGTCGCATTTTTGCGGATATATTCGCCGCGTTTAATATCTTTTAACTTTTTGAATTCGCACATGCCCGGCCGCCTTTCGTTTATTAGTGTTTACGTGTTATTAGTATATTAATAACATTATTAAACAGTGTCAACAAGTAATTGAGAATTAAACGGGCGGCCCTGGATCATTCAACCAGGTAAACACGTCACCAGGTAAACACGTCACCAGGTAAACACGTCACCAGGTAAACACGTCACCAGGTAACCGCAAATAAAAAACCCGGCGCGGGGCCGGGGATCAGTTAACCAGGTGTAAATTATTTTTTTCGTTTTCTATAGTTTTGCGGGTTTTCGATTTCGTCGATTTTATATAATTCGACTAATAGAAAAAAACCGAACGAGGCCCAAAACAGGGACCAATACCGGGAACCGTTAAACGCACAATATAACGTTAACCCGGCAAAAATAACCCCGGCCGCATAAATTTTAAGTTTAAGATTTAATCGCATTTTAATAATTTTCTACTGATAACCAATAATTATTTGTAAGGTTTTCGATTGTTTCAAACGCGGCCGCCCTGGTTGACATTAAACCGCGTAAATGATCTTTTAAAGCTCCACATATACCAGGCGAAAACGTCCCGGCCTTTTTAATTTCTTTTAACAAGTTTAACGCGGTTTTATTCGTTTCGTGTATTGTTTCGCGGGCCTGGTTTATATCCTGCTCCGCCTGGAATTTTGCGGCCTCTTCGCGGGCGGCATCTGCTTCAATTTCGGCGCATCGATCCGCATACCTGGCCGCCTGGCGTTTTGCGTCGTCGTGGGCCTCTTCGTTTGATCCCCTGGCGACTATCTCAGCGTCATTAAAATATAATATTACGCCGTCGTAATTCGTGCCATACGTCACCGGCACATAATAAACGCCTTTTGAAGTGCGCAATTTAATAACGCCGCCCTTTATTATTCCGTGGTAATGATGATCTTCATACCATCCCGAATGATCCAGGCGGGCGAGTTTTTCCGCGTCCCCGGAATAATCGCCTAAACTGTTTAAATTATCCGCGTATATTTTGCCGTTTTTGCCGTGGGTTAAAACTGAGACATTAAAAGGTGATCCCCAAATAAACCCGCGCCAATTTTCGGCACCTGGATTAAAACGGGACCCGGCCGCGCGTCGTTTATATTCGTTTAATCTTGATCTAGTGTTATACATTTTTAACCCCTTTTAAATAATTATTAGTAAAGTTAACGCGGTAACCAGGGCGGCCGCCCCTAAATATTCAGAAAAACCGCGCGGCCCCTCGTTTGATAAAATCGTTTGTTTTCTATATTTTGAGTAAATAAACATTTTTAATAATTCCAGGTTGATTAATCAATTTAAAGTTGAGTTTATAACGTTCAATTTTTGGGCCGCAAAATTTAGCTGATTTTCTACAAATCCGCCCACGTCCCAAAAATATTGGACCTGGCCGAACGTGTCCGCCTGAATAAGTTGATATTCTATTGAACCGAGGCCAAAACGGGCCGCAACCTGGCCGCAATGGATAAACGCGGTTAACTCTTCACCGGTCCGGCTAAAATTAAATTCATTTTTATAATGCAGATAATCATGCCAAAAACGAAAAGCCAGGTTTACACGTTCGGCCGTGTATATTGTGTTTTCACATGCCCCGGAATAAACCCGGACGCGGCCGCCGTTTTGTTTTGCCTGGTTAAACTCGTTTAAAACTTCGTCGTATGAATTCGGCGCGTTTTCGGCCCCTTCGTAATATAGGCCGGTAGCATTCTGAATAATGGCCGCCTGGTTTAATACGAAGTTGGATAAATTAGCGCGGGCCTGGTTGAATTTTTCGTGAGATAACATTTTTTTAAATCCCCGTTTTAAGTGTTTAAAGTTATTAAATCAACATTTAGTTGAGTAAGTGCATTTTATAAACACTTTTAAACAGTGTCAACAATTAATTACAAATATTTTTAAATAATCCAGGGCCGCCGGGTTTATTCCTATATATGCGAAAAAATAAACCGGCCCGGCCTGGATCAGATAACCAGGTAAACACGTCACCAGGTAAACACGTCACCAGGTAAACACGTCACCAGGTAAACACGTCACCAGGTAAACACGTCACCAGGTAAACACGTCACCAGGTAAACACGTC